AATTGTAGAGAACAGCCCTTCTGTGGTGTATAATGATTATTGTAAAATTCTAAGAACGAACAGGAGTTTTAAGTTGAAGGTACTGAACTTTTACGGCGGTGCTGGCATCGGCAAGAGCACCATCGCCGCAGATATTTTTTCGAAGCTGAAGCGTAAGGGGCATAAGACGGAGCTGGTGGGGGAGTATGCCAAGTGGCTCTGGTATCAGAATGCCACGGACATAGTGCAAGACCAGCTGTATCTCTTTGCCGAGCAGGTACATCGACTGAAGACTCTGGAGCGGTATGGCGTGGAATATGCGGTCTGTGATTCTCCGCTGCCACTGAACATCATTTACAACAACACACCGGATGAGATGTTTGACCAGCTGGTAATGCATGAGCATGCTAAATTCGATAATGTGGAATACCTCCTGCGGCGCAACGATGAATTCATTAGCATCGATGGACGCAAGGAAACAAATCTGGAACGAGCCAAGGTGAAGGATGAAGAAATAAAGGCTGTCCTGGAAGGGGCTGGCATTGGCTATACGGTCATATCTCCGTGGGAGACAGACAAGGTGCTGCTAGACTTGAAGATGAAATGAGGGAAGTAGACATGACCATCATAAGAACGGAACTGGGAGACATCACAGCAAAGCATTATGCCGATGCCATTGTTAACGCAGCCAATGAGAGTTTGCTTGGCGGTGGAGGTGTGGATGGAGCCATACACAGAGCCGCTGGACCAGAACTCTTGGCAGAATGCCGAACGCTGAATGGCTGCAAGACGGGACAGGCTAAAATCACCAAGGCATACAGACTGCCATGTGACCATATCATCCACACAGTAGGGCCGGTCTGGCATGGTGGCAGTCATGGTGAATCAGAACTACTGGCTGGATGCTATCGTCACTCGCTGGAGCTTGCCATGGAAAATGGCATACGTAGTGTGGCGTTTCCGTCCATCTCCACAGGTGTGTATGCCTATCCCGTGCAGCAGGCCGCAGAGATTGCGGTGCGGACAGTCAGAGAAGTTGTAAAGGAGCACCCAGAAACGTTTGATGAAATCTTATGGGTGCTGTTTGATGAGCGAACGAAACTGATGTATGATGGAGTGCTGCAGAAATGAACCGTGTCTGTGACCTTAAACTGACAGTGAGAGAAACGGGACTGGCGGATTTCATCCGGCTATATCAGAATCAGGAAAGATATCTGGCATACTGCCGGGAGTGCGACAACTACGGTGCAAAGTGGTCATGTCCGCCGAAGGGCTTAGATACGGCGGAGTTTCTGAGTCATTACAGCTATGTGACGGTGGCTGCAGTGCAGGTTGTATATAATGAGGATGTGGTAGCATCCACGCCGGAGAATCAAGTCAAGGACGTAACGCTAGATACTCTTATGCCAGTAAAGGCAGCATTCCATGATGCAATGCTGAACGTAGAGCGGGAAGTTCCTGGGAGCATCACACTTTCCTCTGGAGGATGTACGATTTGCCGTCAATGCACACGACCAGACGGAGTGCCATGCCGCCAGCCGTCACGTATGCGATATTCTCTGGACTCGTTTGGATTTGACTTGTCGGCCATTACTGAGGATTTGCTGGGCATCAAGCTTTTGTGGTGTAGGGGAAAGCTCCCAGCATATTACACGCTCATACACGCATTACTGGAGCGGAAGCCGATGGACGGCGTGGTGGAGCAAGTCGTGCTCAGGCAGCTATTTGCGAGTGATGAATGCAGGGAGAACAGCTTGAGAGACCGTAGCAGGTAGATGCACAGATAAGCAGGCATGCAAAGAGTCTGAATATTTACTGGGTGGTGCTTAGAGAAATATGGATTTGACGATACTTTACGAATTGGCCAACATAAGCAAGGAAGTGCATCCGGCAGTGTATACGCTTCTGGGTGTGATACTTGGCGCGACGATTCCGTTGCTGAAGGACCGGTACGATAAAAAGCCCAGGTTGTCTGGAAGTATAGTTCCTTATCAATCGGAATTCTATGTTCCGAGAGAGCGGATGACTAAAACCAGCCCATCTGGTTATGCTTTAGAACTTTATAATTACGGAATGGAGCCATTGATTCTGACATGGCTTAGTGTTAAAGGGGAATGCGGTACATTGATGGCTGACTGCTTGCTCCAAGGTGAATGCACAGTGATAAAGCCGTATGACAAGTATGTCTGCCCGCTTATGTGGCAGGATTATAGTTCGATATTGTTTCACTGTCAAAATAAGAACGGCGCAGCCATGAAAGCTCGAGTGCTCAAGCTATTTCATAGAGACAGAAGTGAATTGTCAAAAGACATGGACGATATAGTGATTGAAAAGCCTTATCTCTTATCACGGACAATTGATGGACAGGAGGTACGTGCATCCCTTGCTATATCCCCAATATGGGGAGAAATATTCGGCATGAATGCGGCTAAAAAGGCGATGATGGAATTGGAACTCCAGAAGAGGGAAAACACCGAGAATTGACCGTTTAATAAATATGCCATATAAATTCGTCAGCTGGGAGTGTGAGTTGTGGAGATGCTGACATCGAGGGAAATTTATGAGAGACTAATAACTGGCTACGGCCAGCCTGACTGGTGGCCGGGTACTCCTTACGCCATCATGGTTACAGCTATACTGGTGCAGAATACTGCATGGAGCAATGTTGAAAAGGCGGTAGCTGAGATGGGAGAGCGGCTGATGCCAGAGTATATCGACAGCTTGACGGAGGAAGAATTGCAGCCCTTTATCCGTTCCTGCGGTTTCTATCGTGCCAAGGCCAGGTATGTAAAAGCCTTGACCGCATGGTTCAAGGGCTATGGCTATGAGGTAGGGCGAGTGCGGGAAAAGTCTCTGCATGATGTGCGGCAGGAGCTGCTGGCCTTGCCGGGCATTGGTGCAGAGACGGCAGATGCCATTCTCACCTATGCATTCCGTATGCCATCTTTTGTGTTGGATGCCTATACACGGCGGTTCTTGGAGCGGCTCGGTTACGGCTTCAAGACGGACGAGGAACGGCGGGCGTTTCTGACAAAGGGGATAGAGCCTAGTGCGGATATGTACGGCTGGTATCACTGGGCATTGCTGGAGCATGGTAAGGCTCGATGTGGGAAGAAGCCTAAGTGCGAAGGGTGCGTGTTTGGGGATGTTTGTCGATTTATGGATTAGATAGGGGTGTTTTATGCTTCCGGAAGAAGATAAAGAAATGATGCGGCAAGGATTTGATACCCAGTTGAGCGAGGAAGAAATTGAACGCCTGTACAGTTTCGCTGAAAAAAACGCAATGGAAGAGCTTGCAGGCGTTGACATAGAAGAATTAAAGCGTAGGGAGAGATTATTTCCTATCTATAAGCCGGATGTGAAACTGAGCCTGCGTGTGCATTTGCTCGCAGTCAGAAGATGATGCGATTTATCCATCCGAAGTATGATGCAAATAAGGAGTTATTCTTCACCAAAGCACAGGAGAGTGACCATTTTCAAAGCCGCTTCATTACTGGTAGCCGCATTGTTACCCGCATGAATGCCATCAAGGCTTTGGGATTGATTGTTGCAGCAAAAACAGACAAGGATTTGGATACTGAGCTGTTCCAAGCATCCGAACGGGCGTGGAAACGGATGAGCAACATCTTCAAGAGTTTCCATGGAGTGAATATGCCGATAGGCATGGCTCTCGAAGCAACTAACGTCTTTGATGCTTCTGAGGATAATGTTTTGCATGATGCAGTAGCGGTGTTCCTGTATTTCTGCGACAAATACAAAATAAACCCGGAAATGGATGACCCAATGTACCGTCACGCAATGGCGGCTGTGGTGGACAAAGATGTGGCTTTTTTGCGTCCGTTTTCAGAAATATTGCATGAGGCCGTGGAGGAGGAAGGCACAGGAAAAGACTTGGATGAACTGATGCACATAACGCTGCAGGTCTGCGGCAATGCACATAGCGTAGCAGAGCTGGGGAAAAACTTGCCAATTGAAGAACCGGAGTTTGGAATGTTCCAGATACTATGGGATTTTGCTCAGTTGGACAATGTGCCGATGAGTGCCTATGAAAATGAGCAGTTCTCGAAAAGGGAAATCCAGGACATCTTTTATGTGATGCGTATGCATATGGCGCGTGGTGACTTTCAGGTGGAGGATATCAACAAATACTTTATCATGGGCTTGATGATTAGGAGCTTCTCGCGGCTCTATCATGAAGCCGTTGGTGTCATTGAGCGATATGCCGGTATCGTAAGGGAATCAGAGCGTTACAGGGAACTGGACAGGAAGATAGCGGCACTGACCTCGAAAGCCAATGAACAGACAAAACTGCTGGAACAGCGGCAGGAGAAACTCAACGAAGCTCAGAAGGAAATTGACCGGGCAAAACGCCATGAGTACGAACAGGCTGAGGAACTTGAAGCTGCCAAGGAACGGGTAGCGGTGCTTGAATCACTGATGGCTGAGGATGATGCTGCTGCCGATGATACGCTGCATGAAAAACTAGCTGTTTACACGACAGCACAAATTGATACAGTGCGTCATGCCAAGGCGGTTGTATTCGGAGGCCCACCCAACTGGCAGGCTGAAGTAAAGAAGGCAGCACCGGGCTTTAACTGCGTGTCGGTTGACAGCAAGGGATTTGATGCCAAGATAATCGATAAGGCTGATGTGATTGTGTTTAGGACCGACTATATGTCTCATGCCCAATGGTACAGAGTGGTCAAACGGGCAAAGAGCCGGGGCAGGAAAATTGTGTATTGCAGGAATAATATAGATATGCTCCTGCGAAAGGTGGCCAGAGCATTAAACTGAACAAGCAAAAATGGTGGAACCAGATTATGACTTCTGGCTCCACCATTTTTTGAAAAAGGATTGCCCCTATTATTTTTAGACAGTGTATCTGGCTTGCGCTTCGCGTACTACTTTGCTGAAGTCGTTCTGTTGTAAGGCGCAAATGTCGCTGATGATAGTACCCAGAGAACCTACATAGTTCTTCATGACTGGATGGTTGGCGGCTCTTTGGTAAATTGGACTGTCACTACTAAGGTAAAATTTGTGATTTTGTGCGCCAAGCAAGGCAATTTTATCATCGCTAAGATCGCTATCATAGGTTATTAAATGCCAGATAGCCTTGATTTTATGGCGTGCCATACTGTTCATATCGGCGGACGACACCTGTTTCCAGCGTTCCCTGAGAGTGCGTTTGCAACTGATACCTATAATCCAGCCATCTTTGCATTTGAACCATTTATCAACCTCCATGTCTGCTTGGAAGTGTTCTGGTTTGGCGCATTCAGGTAGACGGTAATAATCAAAAAGGAAACTGGTTACGTCTTCCAAACTACCGCCAGCACGTCTTTTACGTTTTTGGCCTACACGTCGTTCAAATTCTTGAATGAAAGCAGTCAAGACAATATTTTCGTCAGCAGCGGTATGTTGGAAACGCATCTGCTTTAAATTTGTTCTGAGTTTCGCAAATTCGTTGATGATTTCGTTACGTTCGGCTGTCAGACAACCTCTGGTGCCAAGATTATCCCATTCGAGAATAACGCGGTCAGCTTTTTCAGGCCCCAAGGTGCTTAGAATATAGCCAGCGGTTTCCTTGCAGTATTTCTTGTCATCGTCAGGTATGCGGTCCATTGCTTCGTTGGTAGGAAGTACGATGTACCTTACAGCAATCAAGAAAGCTATGATATCACTGATGGATTGGGTGTTATGCTCCATTGCATCAGCAAAATATTCACCTTTTTCATATGCCTTGGTATCTTTTTTATAGGCGGCAAGGATACCCTCTTTGATGATTTTCCTACATACCAGATATTTTTCTTCTGTGTTCATATGCTTTGTGGACAGAATATTCTCGATATTACCGGCAATTTCACTCAATTGCTTAGACTTTTGGGTACCGAAAGCTCCGAATTGGTCTGTCTGAACTAGCATTCTGGCATACCAGTATACATTATCCCAGGAGCTGGCTTCCATATTTTCGCTTTCTAAATGGCCTGTTTTCACATCTTCTGCCATTGACTAACCCTCCCCAAAATTGTATAGTGTCAATAAGAGGACAGATTGACCTTGCTTTGACACTTGATAATTAAGATTCTTATAGAAAGGACATGATTATTATAACACAAAATGTAGCTTTAGAGCTAAATCGTAGTGCAGAACTTATAAAAGCCAAACGTCTGCGGTTGCGCATGACTCAGAAGGAACTAGCTGATGCAGTTGGGATGCCGAAGTATGGTGACCGTACAATACGGCGTTGGGAATGTGGTGATAGTACACCGTCTGCATTAGAATTGACCAGCATACTTAATTTTCCGGAGACAGTGCCCTTCGCATCTGTGAAAAACGCAGACTATACTATGATTGACCTCTTTGCAGGCATTGGAGGTACCAGACTGGGATTCCATTTAACAGGTCGTGTACGCCCTGTCTTCAGTAGCGAAATTGACAAATTTTCCGTTAAGACTTATGAAGCAAATTTTGGCGATACTCCGGCTGGGGACATCAGGCAGATTGATGCTGAGGAAGTGCCAGAGCATGACATACTGGTAGGGGGCTTTCCTTGTCAGGCATTTAGCCGCGCTGGTCTTCGACTGGGATTTGAAGATACAAGAGGAACGTTGTTCTTCGAAATAGCCAGAATTATGAAAGCTAAAAAGCCAAAGGCGTTTCTGTTAGAAAATGTTAAGAATTTGCTATCCCATGACAAAGGGCATACTATCGAAGTAATTAAGAACACACTGGCTGACTTGGGTTACCATGTTGAAATACTAATGTATTCGGCTAAGGATTTCGGTGTACCTCAGCATAGGGAGCGCGTTTATTTAGTGGGATTTCTCAAGGATAAGGTTCCCAATTACGATGCATTTGAAGCACCGGTACCTCCTTGTACTTCAGTTTCTGTCGGAGATATCTTAGAAAAAGATACTGATGAAAAGTATACCATTTCCGATGCACTTTGGGCTGGGCATCAGAGGCGCAGACGCAAGAATATAGCGAAAGGTAATGGCTTCGGATTTGGATTGGTGGATGCGGAAAGTCCTTATACGAATACAATCCCCGCCAGATATTATAAGGATGGTAAGGAAATTCTGGTTCGCCAAGAGGGGAAAAATCCTAGGAAATTGACACCTAGGGAATGTGCCAGATTGCAGGGATTTCCAGAGAACTATATTATACCTGTGAGTGATACCCAGGCATACAAGCAGTTCGGTAATTCGGTTGCAGTTCCGGTTATTCATGCTATTGCGGATAATATGCTCAAGGTTCTTGATAAATCCTGAGGGATGGTGAATTTGCATGGATGTTCTAAAACCATCACAAAGACGGCATAATATGCAGAGCATCCGTGCGAAGGATACCAAGCCTGAAATAATGTTACGGCTGGCTCTATGGCATAAAGGAATTAGGTATCGTAAAAATTTGAAAACGCTTCCTGGGACACCGGATATAGTACTCACACGCCAAAAAATCTCTATTTTTGTGGATGGGGATTTTTGGCATGCGCATGGTCATGAAACTAACCCCGGAGAGCAGATAGCTTCTAATAAGGACTTTTGGGTAAAGAAATTGACGCGTAATGTAGAACGGGATCGTGAGGTTAATGATGCTTTAACTGAATTAGGATGGGTAGTGCTACGTTTTTGGGAGAGCGACATAAAAAAGGACTTGCAAGGGTGCGTTGACGAAGTGCTTAAATATACATGAGGCAACGACCTGATAAATGCAATAAACAGCCCTGTCAGAACATTTTATGTTAACTGATGGGGCTGTTTCTTCGCCAATAAAAATGGGTATGTCAGATGTATTTTTCTGCTACTTTCCTCATGCGCTTGATTCTATCATAGAATGTTGATTTTGCGATGTGAAGTTCCTCCATGACATCCTTGGCATCATAGCCCTGCAGGAAAAGCAGACACATGTCATAGAGCCTCTTTTCCTTATGTTTGAGTTCTGCAAGGATTTCCTTGGTAGTAAGTCTAGCTATTGCGGTATCAGATGTTCTGTCGCAAGTTGCGAGTTCGATACCTTGCTCGTCGAGACATTCGATGGATGCGTTGTTGCGTGTTTGTATATCGAGCTTGCCGGCATTGGGACATCCGTAGCATGACTTGTGGTCGCAAACAATCGCCTTTCCAGTCTTCTCGCTGGTAACTATGCAACGATTTTCATACAAGCCATGATCATTGAGTTTCTTGTCGTAGGCAGGAATGAACGCCGCAATGCTGACGGGCACTTTGACTAGATAGCAAAGCTGGTTGGTTGCACCGATTTTACGCATGGCAATCCCCTGGATATCAGGATGGTCATAACGTGGGCCGTCTGTTACCGGCATGTAGGCAATAGTGTTGTTGTTCTGGACTTTTTTTGACATTTTTGTCTCGCTTTCTGCTCTTGCAGGAAGCGGAGTCCAGAATGGCTATAAGAGCGTGGTTAGTCACCCAGAACGGCATACATCCGACGATGCTCCGCTTCGGTTGATGTGACCTGCCCACGCATTGGACTGGTTGCACTATTCAGTTTTCACCTAATCACGAAGTGATGCGTCCCTAAGTGGCCACTAGGGCACTGTCGCGAATTGGTGTTGTTCCTTGATTAAATGCTATCAAAATTGTATAGATAAGTCTTTTATTTGAAATTATATTGTTCTTATATATTTGGTGATTTTTTTTATATTGCAGTTATATTGAGAGGGGTTAAGGTGAAAAATGACATATTCTGAATTCTGTAAAGAAATTTATGGTGATAAAGGTTATGGTAAAAGTTGTGCACTGAAATTGACTTCACAATCAAGTATGGCAGAATTTTTCTTTAAGATAGTTTTTCCATTTGATCATGATTTGTTGCCCAAAACTCCTGGTGCTTACGACAAGTGGTTTAGCGGTGAAAATTCTCCAGTGAATAATTTATGGGAGCTAGTAGTGAAAGATCTGAAAGAAAATAAAATGGCAGAAGAAATTAATGACAACATCGTAGAAACAAGACTTAGAGATGCGCTTTTAAGATTTGGAATTGAAATCAATAGTGATGATAAAGCAGATGTTAATGCCTTTGCTTGGGCGATTACAATGCAATTTAAGAAAATAGCTGAAGGAAATGGTACAGCTGATGATATCGTTAATGAGCTTTATCACGAAAGATTGGAACAGAAGAATAAAAGTATTCTGTTTCCACAATTATTGAGGCGTTTGATATTAAATGAGCTAAAGTATGAATTTATTTTGGCTTGTGGTGCAGATGTAGCAAAATTCATGGATACAGTTATAAAAGAGCATGACAATAAAGTGGAAAATGATATTTTGTCGTGTGTTAATTATGCTCCAGAGGAATGGGAGCCTCAACATTTAATTGACTGGCTTAAAGTATTGAATTTTTCGGATGAAGGCTTTAAATTTTTTGTGGAACAATGCTTTGATCCAACATTAAAAGATATGCATGATTCTCAAGGAAAACTATTTGATCAACTAGTAAACAAAATCGACTCTTATTTACGTCATGATTATTTGTGCCTTGAGAAAGTTGATAATTATGGTGCCCTAAATGTGTATAAAATAAAAAGCATTTAATAACTACAGTCGTCAATGTGTGGAAGTCTTAATGTGCTTAAAACTTTGTCAAATAATATCAGTCCTTTCTATAGAACATCGTCTCATACCCATCAGCTTGTAGTGCAATGCCTGTAAGCCACGGCGGTGCCTGTCCCATTACCTCACAGACATCTTCGACTGGAACATCCATAGGGCATTCAATGATAAGCTCGTCATGGACATGACCGCAGATATACTGCTCGCGCAGATTTCGCATGGCGTAGCAGAGAATGTCACGGCTGACAGCTTGGACAATATTCTCTACGAATTTTGGGCCGTAGGATTCTAAGCGGCTCCATTTCTTCTGCCCGTCTGTGCCCATGTAGGTCACGGACTCGCCACCGAATTTGTTTATTCCCATGCGTGGCTTGACGTAAGATAGCCTGCGCCCGGAGGGCAGGGTGATGAACAGCATGCCGGACTGCCATGAGAAGTGGATGTTGCCGACAGAGGAGGGAATGTGTCGCTTGACGGCATTCTTTACGGCTGCATCTACCTGCCACCAGTAGTCGGTGATGTGCGGATTGGAGTTACGCCATTTCTCAACCAGGCTGGGAAGTTCTTCTTCGCTAAGCCCCATATCTAAAGCCCCCATAGCTTTAAGGGCACCAACGGAGCCGCCATAACCGAGTGCCAACTCTGCAATTTTACCCTTCTGACGCAGGTGGTCATTTTCGCCGTGCTTTACGACCTTGCAGTGGAACATTTGGCTGGCGCTGGCGCAGTAGATGTCACCATTATTTTCAAAGACCTCAAGTCGCCACAGCTCTCCGGCAAGAAAGGAGAGCACTCTGGCTTCGATGGCTGAAAAGTCACTGACCACATATTTATATCCGGGCTTGGCCACGAAGGCTGTGCGGATAAGCTCTGATAGGACATTCGGCACGTTGCCGTAGAGGAGTTTTAGCATATCAAAATCACCTTGTCTGACCAGTTCCCTTGCGTCTATCAAATCGCTCATGTGGTTCTGGGGGAGGTTTTGCAGTTGGATATTGCGCCCTGCAAAACGTCCGGTGCGTGATGCGCCGTAGAAGAGGAACATTCCACGGCATCTGCCATCGGCACAGACCGTGTTCTGCATAGCCTCGTACTTTTTGACGGAGCTTTTGGAGCTTTGCTGACGGAGCTTGAGGACTTCGGCAATATTGTCTGGTACTGTCTTGATAAGCGCAGCCACATCCTTCTTGCCTAGACTGTCGGCGTGGATTCCTTGGCTTTCAAGCCACCCCTGCATCTGGGGGACACTATTCGGATTCTCCAGTCCGGTCAGTGCTGACATTTCAGCCATAAGCTCATCATGGGACTGCTGGTTTATCTGGATAGCGTTATCGACCAGTGCATGGTCAATCATGATGCCACGGTCATTGATGTTTTCGCTGATGTGATACTCGTCCCAGACGGATTCCGGGACAGGGTAGTTTTGCAGGCGTTCCGTTATCTGCATTTCGACCTCGACATCACGTTTGTTATATTTCTTGAACAGTTCCCATTTTTGGCGGTCGTGTTCCGGAAGATTCCGGGTGCGGCCGCCATTTGTTTTTGTGGCTTTGCAGGGGACGCAAAAATAACGGATGAGGTCTTTGCCCTCTTTGAGTTTCTGCTGCTCGAAGCCAAGGACGGCGCCAACTGCCTCAAGGGAGAGGGGAAGCCCGTTGTAGGCGGCAAGCGTCATGGAGCATTTCCATGAGGAAGGGTCGAGGTAATTGCCAACGGTATCGTCCGGGCTGCCATAGGAACGGAAGAGGTCAGGGCGATTCTTCCGCAGCCACGCAGATAAGCAGATGCGTTCAAAACTGGCATTATGCGCCCATTTCGTTACGGCAGGGTCAGCGATAGCCGATAGAATCTTTTCTGGTGGCAGTTCACCACAGGCCATATCATAGACAGCAACAGAGCCACTGTTGACGGATACACCAAACAGCAGAATCTCAAAGTTGGGCGATTCTGTGTAACGATATACGCCACATTTGCCAAGGTCGATATCGCTGTATGTTTCAATATCGATTTCCAAGGTATTAATATTTTCCATATGCATGTCCTTTCTGCTTAAAAAGCAAGGGCAGCGGCACCAGCCGCCACCCATGTGTAAAGTTATAATCGTGATTTATTTCAGGAAATCGTCATTCTGCTCATCGTCATCATCGGAGGCATCTGCCGTTACATTGGCACCGCCAAGCGGCTCACCATCGCGGAGCTTCTTCAGACCGTTGAACCCGGCTGCGATGCCCTTGTTGCCATTCACGTTGTAGGCGTAGAAGTTAATCATGGCCTTGCCGTAGATACCGCTGTAGAGTTCTGAGCTGTCGATGATTTCGTTGCCGTCTGCATCGAATGCCTTAGGCTTGCGTGTGCTGCTGCAGTTGATGAACAAGCTGCCAGCATACGCTGCATCGCCCGGACGGTCTTCATCTCCATCGCGCAGGGGCGTGTGCAGGCTTTCCAGCTTCGGCACGACCTTGCCGTTTCCGCGCAGCTTGCCCTGGCCTTCGTCATAAGCAGCCTTGATGGCGGCTTTGACCTTGGCGATAGTTACCGTGTCGGACTTGGGGATGATGAGGCTTGCGCTGTATTTCGGTGTCCCGTGTCCGTCCATGGGTGCCTTCGGCTCATTGGCATTGAGATAGCTAAAACGAGTGTTCTTGCCGGTAACAACAGTAGTAGGTGCTTTCATAGTCTTATTCCTCCGTTTGTTCAAAGTCAGCATTTGTGACTGTATTGTACTCCGGATGCTTGTCGCTTTCTGCGACCAGCACCGGCTTCCCGTGTGGTTTTATGATGAGACCTGCGAGAAGTTCTTCAAATTGCTTCTTGCCCAGCTTCTTGGTCATCGCAGTGATGCCAAGGAGCTTTTTTTCATAGGGGTCATAGCCAGCCTTTTGGACTGCCTGGGCCACAGCGTCCTCGTCTGTATATTTCCGATTGGCACGGCCCTCGACCACTTTGTAGCCGTAGTAATGTGTTCCACCCAGTGCCTGCTGGAGTGCGTAATCCTGCACATCTGATGCCCAGGACATCATGCCGTCCAGCAGGGGCAGGATCGCGGCAATTTCCTCGTTGGTGAGTTCTGCCGGTTCCTGAAAATCCTTATTGTTGATGCCAAGGTTATATTCGGCACGTGCCCGGCAGGTGGCCTTAACCTTGCAGAATTTGCAATGGTCACCAGCCTGGAATTCACCTTTGCCAGCTACTGCCAACTTAGCTGCCGGGGCGAGTACGGTGTCTGCCCATTTCAGCAGCTTTTTCGTGGAGATTTCCCAGGAGTCCACGTTCTCGCGCCTTGGCTGATAGATGGTGAGACGGACCAGTTTGATGTTATACAGCATGCCGAAGGTGTCGAGTGCCCCAAGGGCATAACACATCAGCTGACTGTTCTCCGTGGCATTCACCAGCACACCAAGTCCGTGCTTGTAATCGGTTATCTGCAAGAGCTCATCGGCTATGATGACGCAGTCGCCAGTTCCAAAGCCCTCCGGTACCCAGCGAGAGAAGTTCAGCCTTTGCTCTATGCCGATGAAGGGATCATGGCAGAGCTTTTGGGCTTCTGCAACCTGCTCCATGACGAAATCCCTGTAGCCTTCGGCACAGTCCAGCATTTCCTGACTATAATGCGTAAGCTGCGACATCGGGTTTTGGGCGGGCCTGCCCAAAGCCTTATTTAGCAGATACTCGCACAAGCTGTGCGTTTCCGTGCCTTCCAGAGCGTAGGGGCTGCCACGGTCTGTAGCCTCGTCATTGAGGACAGCTGACCTTGGACAGGCAATCCACCTCGCGCTGGAAGATGCGGAGCAACGTGCGTGTTTAGGCATCGCCAATCACCTCGGCATCTTTCATGATGGCCGAAAAGAGTTCCGGATGTCCTTCCAGTTCGGTCAGGCAGCTCACATTGTACTTATGCAGAAGTGCCTTGACCTCTGGTCCATGTCCCTGGGCCGCTTTGCCGGACAGGGTGCCGCGCACTTTCTGGAAGGGGATTTCCTCGACAGCCTTTTCCTCCTTGGGTTGCTTGGGTGCGGCTTTTACTTTCGGCTCCGTCTTAGGCGGTGCGCTCTTTTCCTTGGCCACTTCCGTGTCGGCGATTGCATCTGCGACAAGCGCAAAGCCCTCGCTGATTTTTCTCAGCCCTGCGACCAGGGCATCTGTATCGTTTTTTTTCATTTCGTTTCCTCCGCTTGGCTTTGTAAATGTGTTCCGGCATCAGCCTGGTCTGGTCTCTTGCTCTGTTCATGACAGTCCTCCATAGCAGTTGTTGTTTGCCTTCACCATATATCCGTGGTAAAAGGCTCAATTTTCCGGCATGACGGATAACTTTTTTGTTCTCCGTCTGCCTTCACTCTGTATCCGTGGTAAACCGGGTAATTTTCCGGTTACTGCGGATATTTTTTTGCGGAGTCGCAAGAAATCCGGGCTATTAAATGAAGTTTATTTTTTTTGCGAAGAAGCCGGACAAACAGCTGTTTTACCACGGATATATGTTGAAGGCGAGGTGATTGACGTGACTGAGCAGGACAAGAAGCCGATTGTCTACATCTGCTGTCCGTATAGCGGCGATGTTGAGACCAATACGAAAGCCGCAAGACGTTATGCAAGGTTCGCAGCCGAGCAGGGGCGTGCGCCGCTAGCCGTAACGCTCATGCTCCCGCAGTTCGTAGATGAAGCTACGGAGCGTGAACTGGCCCTTCGCATCGGCGAGGAAATCCTCTCCCGCTGTGACGAGGTCTGGGTCTGTGGTGACCGCATCTCGGAAGGGATGCGCTCGGAGATCAGGAGCGCGCAGCAGAAGGGCATACTGGTTCGGTATTTCAATGAGGAGGACATCAAATGTACGAAGTGAGAAAAGATTGCAAGTGTCTCAACGGGCAGTGTGTGGAGACCTTCAGCAGAACAGTCCGCGAAGGTGATGCAGGCTTTGAGGTTGAGGTCGGCACTAATGGCTTCAAAGGTGATAACAGCCGTGTATATCTGAAACTTGTGAACTGTGGCCAGAATAACTTCATGTATCGCTTGGTGAAGGACAAGAGCAACAGAATCATTGGCGTTGAGCTTGCCTTTGATGGTGAGAGTGCGTTTGCCATGCTGATGAAGGCGGCAAATTTTGCCATTGATGTAATCTGCGACCGGACGGAAGGATCTGCTAGGAGGTGCGGGATTTGAGGGAGTTTACTTTATATCAGGCAGATGTGTGCGGGCAGGAGCGCAATACTTCCTATCCGCACAAGCTCATCATCCGGAGCACCGCTGACATGGTGGCTGCCGTGGGGAAAGACCATACCTGTGGTTTGTTCAGAAATGACCACCGCAGCAATGATGCCTTTCTGGAATGCGATGTGGATGCGATGGATAACGATAACGATCACTCTGATGTACCGGCAGATTGGATTTCGGCAGAGCAGTTTGCAGAAGAGTTCAGCGAGGTGGATTTCGTACTGATTCCCAGCCGCCATAACAATAAGCAGAAGGGCGACAAGTCTGCCAGACCACGTTACCATGTGCTGTTTCCACATAAAAAAATTACGGGTAGTGCAGAATGTGCGGCTCTCAAGCAGGAGATACATCAGCACTATCCGTTCTTCGATGGTGGTGCGTTGGATGCTGCAAGATTCCTCTATGGCAGCGAAGTCCAAGCGGAGGATATCATCTGGCATGAAGGCTCGATGGACATTCAGGAGTTTCTGGCAAGGAACGCTCCACCGGTTGGCACGATTCCGCAGGGCAAGCGCAACTCTACTCGCAGCCATTACGCCGGCAGGGTGGTCAAGCGTTTTGGCTTCAGCGAGGAAAGTAAGGCGGTATTCCTGATTGAAGCGGATAAATGCGACCCACCGCTTTCGGATGCGGAGCTGAATAAGATTTGGAACAGCGCAGGCAAGTTTGCGAGGAAGGTGGCATCGGCTCCGGGGTATGTGCCACCGGATGAGTACAATGCCGTGTTGCCTAAAGGGCCAGCCGGGTCACTTAAGCCACTGGATTATAGCGATATCGGTCAGGCTAAGGTGCTGGCTTCTGAATATGGTGATGAGCTGAAATTTAATCAGGCCACAGATTTCCTGCACTACAACGGCGTTATTTGGGAAGAATCCCTTCAGTCAGCCGTGGGGGCTACGGAGCAGTTCCTTGACCTCCAGCTTGCCGATGCACAGCTGATGGTATTCCAGACCAAGCAGGCGCTTATCAATGCAGGGCTGACCGAAGATGACCTGGATGGCAAAAAGCCGCTGAAGGACTCTGGTGCGGATGTGATTCGCTTGTTTGGGGAATATTTGACGGCTCTTGGCTACCTTGCCTTTGTGATGAAGCGCAGGGATATGCGCTATATCAAATCGGCAATGGAGGCATCCAAACCGATGCTGTTCGTGGAGCATTCCGAACTCGACAAAGATGAGTTCCTCCTGAACACGCCGGAATCTACCTATGACCTGCGTCTGGGCCTTATGGGCAAAATGGAACACAGAGCGGCTGACCTTATCACGAAGGTGACATACTGTGAACCCGGTAGCAAAGGCGCGGAACTTTGGCAGGATGCCTTGCAGAAGACTTTTTGTGGTAATCAGGAGCTTATCGATTATGTTCAGGAAATCGTGGGGCTGGCGGCTATCGGCAAGGTCTATGTCGAGGCCCTGATTATCGCTTATGGTGAAGGACGCAACGGCAAGTCCACATTTTTTAACACCATCGCGCGTGTACTGGGTACCTACAGCTGGGCGCTGTCTTCCGATGCCTTGATTGTAGGCTGTCGCCGCAATGTGAAGTGGGAGGTCACTGAGCTGAAGGGCAGGCGGTTCGTCATTGCAGCGGAACTGGAGGAGGGCACGTGGCGCAGGCTCATCGTGATTCCCTTCAATGCGGTCTTTGAAAAGAGCAGCGACCGCAAGAACTACGCCGACTATCTGGTAGAAGAAGCCGGCCCTGCGGTACTCAGTTGGATTATTGAAGGTGCAGAACGTGTCATTGCCAAAGGGCATAAGCTGACCAATCCCAAGATTGTGCAGGATGCCATTGATGCTTACAGGAGCGATAACAACTGGCTGAGTGCATTCCTGGAGGAGTGCTGCGACACCGGTGAGACTTGCAGGGCTAAGTCCGGCGAGCTGTACCAGGAGTACCGTGTCTGGTGCGAGATGGTAGGGGAGTTCACGCGCAGTGCCGCCGAGTTCTCCAACACGTTGATTAACTATGGCTTTGAAAAGAAGAAGACTAAAAAAGGCATGGTCTTTAAGGGGGGCTCCTTAAAATCTGCCTTTGATGAATAATCCGTCACCAAATTGTGCGTGAGGTGCAAGCGGTGAAGGACGAAATGGCTCATTAGCCTATAAATTTTATTGATTTTGGTAAAAGGTGCAGGACGGTGCAAGGTAATTACACTTTATATATATAAAATTAAAATTCAATTTTATATATATAAAGGAATAGGAATAGCCTTCACCCTCCTGCACCCATATGGAGGAAAGACTTATGAATAAAGCATTTACAGACATTGACGCAGTACAGCCGCTGAAGCTCAGCGAGGTCTATTCCATGATGAAGACCATCAAGCCGGGGGACAAGGTGGAGTTTGATAGCGTAGGTGCATGCGACACAGCAACACAGGCCAACCGCAATACGGCAGCAACCATTCCTGCCACGGCAACAGTAGAGAAGGTTTATCCGAGGTATGTAAGGACGAGACTCAAGGGCGGTGCAGCCGAGTGTGTCAGCTGGGACAGCATCCGTCATTTGAACGGCAAGTCGTGGCCGCTGTATGCAAAGGAGCGCAGCTGATGACGGAAAAGCAGGTCGAGCAGAAACTGGTAAAGGCTGTTAGGACTTGCGGTGGCCACTGCATCAAGTGGGTGGCTCTGGGCTGGAATGGTGCACCGGACAGGATTGTTCTCCTGCCTGGTGGCCGTATCGGCTTTGTCGAGGTAAAGCGTCCCGGTCAAAAGCCTCGGGCGATACAGATAGTCAGGCACAGGGACCTGCGTGAATTGGGATTTGATGTATTTGTGTTGGATGAGCCAGGGCAGATTCCTGGCATCATTCAGCAGATAAGGGGGATTGATGATGTCAGTTCAGATACGGCAGTGGGAAAATCTCGCCAATGCCATCATCGTCAAAGCAGCAAAGGACTATCGTGTGGCATACAGGGTACTGAAAAGGAATCCGCAGAATACGAGAGCCACCGCTGAATTTCGAGAACTGGTGAGGTTTTTCACCAGTCTGTGGTACAGCGAACTTACAGATGTGGATGGCGAGTATCTGGTGAGAAAGTTAAACGAAAGCGTTGATGGCAGCCGGAAGGAGGCGATGTCCCGTGAAGTTCATACCGCATGATTATCAGGCATATGCAATCGAGTATGTGAAGAGTCACAAGATTGCCATGCTCCTGCTGGATATGGGCTTGGGTTAGCAAGACCGCAATAACACTCAGTGTCATAGCCGACCTGATGTTTGACAGCTTTGAAGTGCGAAAGACACTGGTCATAGTACCACTCAGGGTAGCAACGTCAGTCTGGCCGGCAGAGAAGGATAAATGGGATCATACAAGGTTCCTGCGGATGTCGGTCATGACGGGCAGTGCCAAAAGCAGGATAGCGGCACTGAACACAGCTGCCGATGTTTATGTAATCAACCGCGAGAACATCAAGTGGCTGGTGGATTATTTGGAGAAGAACAGGATGCCGTGGCCGTTTGATTTCGTGGTGATTGATGAGCTTTCCAGTTTTAAGAACTGGAAGGCTCAGCGTTTCAAGGCATTAAAAAAAGTCAGACCGTTCATCCAAAGGATGGTTGGCCTGACTGGCACCCCGGTGCCTAAAGGCTTGATGGATTTGTGGGCAGAGGTCGGCATAATTGACCAGGGAAAGCGACTGGGGAGGTTCATCGGTAAGTTTCGTGAAACGTACTTCAAGCCCGGAGCGATGAATCCATACACTGGTGTGGTCTTTGATTACGTGCCACTCCCCAGTGCAGAGCAAAAGATTTATGAGCGCATCTCGGATATCACCATCAGCATGAAGTCGATGGACTACCTTGAAATGCCGGAGAAGATTTCGGTGGAGCATGCGGTCGAGATGGACTCTGATGAGCGGTCACTCTACGATGAGATGAAGAAGGAACTGGTACTGGCCATCAATGGTGAGGTCATTGATGCAGCCAATGCAGCGGTGCTTTCCGGCAAGCTGCAACAGATGGCAAACGGTGGTCTGTATGCCAGCGATGGTTTTGTAAAAATCCATGACCGCAAGCTGGATATGCTGGAAGACCTCATCGAAGAAGCCAATGGCCAGAGCGTTCTGATAGCCTACTGGTATCAGCATGACAAGGAACGCATTATGGAACGGCTCACGCATCTTGGCTATAAGCCCAGGGAAATGAAGTCCTGTAAGGACATCGAGGACTGGAATGCTGGTAAAATCCAGATAGCATTGATTTCCCCAGCATCAGCCGGGCATGGACTGAACATACAGCAAGGCGGGCATATTCTGATTTGGTACAGCCTTTGCTGGAGTCTTGAGATGTATGAGCAGACCTGTGCCAGACTGTGGCGGCAGGGACAGAAGAATGTTGTAACCATTCACCATATCGTATGCAAAGGTACGGTGGATGCCGATGTCCTTGCGGCTTTGGAAAGTAAGAGCAGTACCCAGCAGAATCTTATCGATGCCGTGAAAGCACATCTTACATGAGGAGGCATAGCTTTTTATGACAGCAAAAGAATATCTCAAACAGGCATTTCACATCGACCGCAGGATTAATGACAAGCTGGAACAGATTAGTTCCCTGCGTGACCTTGCGACCAAGGCCACAAGCATCATCAATGACATGCCGGGAAGTGCCACGCATGATCCGCATTCCATGCAGGAGGTCATAGCCAAGATTATCGATGATGAGGCAGCGGTCAGTGCAGCTATTGACAGGCTGGTGGACTTAAAGCGCGACATCCGTCACACGATAGAGCAGGTGCCTGACGAGAATGAAAAGATGCTGCTTGAACAGCGTTACCTCAGTTTTAAGTCATGGGAACGTTTGGCTGAGGATATGAATTTCAGCCTGCGCTGGGTTCACATCATGCATGGGCGTGCCTTGAAGGCAGTCGAGAAGATTTTGGCGGCAAAATCCTAAAGAGTGCACAAGAATTCACTTTAATTCACTATAATTCCAAACTCTAGGCGTGATATGATAGAGTCAGCAAAAAAGGATAGAGGTATAGCCTCGGAGGAGAAATCTTCCGGGGCTTTTCTATTGATAATAATTGAGGTGAAGCCCATGCCAATGAAACCAAAGCGGCCATGCCGATATGGCGGTTGCCCAAAGCTGACCAATCACAAGAGTGGTTACTGTGTAGACCACCGCAAGATGATGGAACGTCACTACGAGCACTTTGCCCGTGGCTATGACCATCACAAACGCTACGATGAGCGGTGGCGAAGTATTCGGAACAGGTACATCAGTCGTCATCCCTTATGTGAGTTGTGCCAGAGCCACGGCAAGTACAAAGCAGCACAGCTGGTTCATCATATTTTGCCCTTGGCAGATGGCGGCACCCATGATGAGAGCAATCTGCAAAGCCTGTGCATCAGCTGCCATGAGAAGATTCACAAGCGGAGTCGCAGGATTTACTGAGGGGGCAGGGGCGGTATCAATCTCTACGTGAGAACAGATGTCCGTCCGGCACCTGCCCTCACGCGAAAAAATCGTTTTTCAAACAGGGGAATAGGGCGGGCGGCTTCAATGTCCGTTGGCTACCGATACTATGGGGCTTCACGGCGATAATGTTGGCTCGTGAATTCCTTTGAAAAAAGCAGATTTTGTTTGAAAAACGTTTGAAAAAATCAAGAAATCAAAGGCTGAAAGGGAGTGATGAAGATGGCCAAAGACGGAACGAACAGGGGCGGCGCCAGAGCAGGAGCCGGGCGTAAGAAGAAAGCCCTTGCCGATAAAATCAGCGAAGGCAAAACAGCCAAGGTGACGGTGCTCCCCACGGCCAATCTACAAGGCATGGAAATGCCCGCTCCCAAGGAGTACCTCAAAGCACCCCAAAAGAACGGGCAGGAAAATTACGCTGTGGAGATTTACGAAAAGACATGGAACTGGCTAAATGAAAAGGGCTGTGCCGAACTGGTCAGCCCGGAGCTTATCGAGCATTACGTCATGACCGTGTCCCGTTGGATTCAATGTCAGGACGCAATCTCCAATTACGGATTCCTTGCCAAGCATCCAACGACTGGAGCAGCTATCGTATCGCCCTATGTGAACATCAGCTTGCAGTACATGAAGCAGGCCAACCAACTGTGGTACCAGATTTATCAGGTGGTCAAGGAAAACTGCTCGGAAGGATACAGCGGAGCCAATCCGCAGGATGACGTGATGGAGCGTTTGCTTCGCACAAGGATGAAACATTGAGGAGGTGTACTTCTTGGGAAAAACAACTACAGATATGCAGCTTGTCCCTATCGACAAGTTGGTGCCATACGTCAACAATGCCCGGACGCATTCGCCGGAGCAGATAACCAAACTGCGTTCATCGCTACGAGAGTTCGGCTTTGTGAATCCTGTCATCATCGACAGGGATTTCAATGTCATAGCTGGACATGGCAGGCTAATGGCAGCCAAGGAAGAGCATATTGCTGAAGTGCCATGTGTGTTTGTGGACTATCTCACCGAGGCACAGAAGAAAGCGTACATCCTTGCTGACAACCGCTATGCCATGGATGCCGGATGGGATGAAGATATGCTCCGTGTTGAGATTGAGTCCCTGCAAGGTATGGAATTCGACCTTGGTCTGACCGGTTTTGACGAAAAGGAACTGGCTGACCTCTTTGCTGATGAAGATGGTGATGCCAAACAGGATGATTTCGATGTGGACGAGGAACTGGAAAAGCCGTGTATCTCCAAGGCAGGAGATGTGTGGAACCTTGGCAAGCATCGGGTTATCTGCGGTGATTCTACCTTGCCGGAAACCTACCAGCGTTTGCTCGGTGATGAACAGGTAAATCTGGTATGCACCGACCCGCCATACATGGTAAATCTTGAAAGCACCTCCGGCAAAATCAGGAACGATGACCTCTCCGACAAGGAGGCATACGAATTCCTGACCAAAGCCTTCGGCTGTTTCCATGAAGCCATGGCAAAGGATGCCTCGATATATGTTTTCTACGCTACGGCAAAAGCCCGCATCTTCCATGGCGCTTATGAAGATGCGAGCTTTAAAGTTGGGGCAGGGTTGGTCTGGAAGAAGAACCGGCTGGTGCTGACGCGCACTGACTGGAAGTATATACACGAGCCGATTATCTGGGGCTGGCGCAAGGATGGCAAACATACATGGTATGGCGATCAGAAGCAGACCACGGTATTTGAATTCGACCGCATAAAGAATTCAAAGGAAGATGGCTGCGGTCATCCGTCCAGCAAGCCAGTGCCGCTTATTGCTTATCTCATCAAGCAATGTACCCAGACAAATGGGCTGGTGCTGGATGGCTTCCTTGGTTCGGCATCAACGCTTATCGCCTGCGACCAGTTGGGACGCATTTGCTATGGCGTGGAATTGGAGCCGAAGTTTGTGGATGTGGCGGTAGCAAGATACATTGCCGCCCATGATGATAATTTCGCGGATGTGTATGTGGAACGGGATGGGGAGAAGATTCCCTATGCCGATGTACCAAAACCGAAGGAGGACTGACTTATGCGTGTATTTCTGAATCCTGGGCATGCCCCTTGTGGCTGCCCTGACCCCGGTGCTGTCAATAGTGGAACGGGACTTAGAGAATGTGATGTGGCCAAGAATATCGCCGACCTTGTAGAGAAGCATCTCACCAAGGCCGGCATTTCTGTATCCGGTAATTTGCAGTCGGATGATTTGTATGAGGTGGTCTGTGCCTCGAACAACATTGACGCAGATGTGTTTGTATCAATTCATTGCAATGCCTTTAACGGTGTAGCCAATGGGACGGAGGTTTGGCACTACCACACTAGCAAATACGGCAAACAACTGGCTGAGTGCATTCAGCGTCAGATTGTGGATGCGCTGGGGACGGAAGACCGTGGCGTTAAGGGTGCAGAGCCAGGAAGGAACGGTCTGTATGTACTCTCGAATACGGATGCCGTAGCGGTGTTGGTGGAGACGGCTTTTATCGACAATGCCGAGGATGAGGTTTTGCTCCGCACCAAACAGGACGAGTTCGCCCGTGCTATTGCCAGGGGCATCACGGATTTTGAGCAGGAGACATTGAATCAATGACAGAACAGAAAAAACTTACATTGGCAGTCTCTTTGATGGCAGTGGAGGTTTTCCATTGGGAGCAATCCTGGCTGGCATCGAACCAAGGTGGGCGAGTGAAGTGGAGCCTTTCCCAATCAGGGTGACCACCAAGCGGCTGCCCATGGTCAGGCATTATGGAGACATCAATCAGATACACGGTGGCAAGGTCGAGCCAGTGGACATCATCACCTTTGGCTCCCCTTGCACCGATATGAGCATTGCCGGCAAGAGGGCAGGACTGGACGGAAAGCAGTCCTGCCTTTTCTATGAAGCGGTGCGTGTAATCAAAGAAATGAGGGAGGCTACAAATGGCAGATATCCAAGATTCATTGTGTGGGAGAACGTCACCGGGGCATTCTCCAGCAGCAAGGGACGGGACTTCCAATCCGTCCTCACGGAAATCGTCCGCATCAAAGAACCACAGGCTCCCCCGGTGCCTATGCCTGAAAAAACTGGCTGGCCTTATGCCGACATTCTCATGGGAGATGGATGGAGCATTGCGTACCGTGTTATGGACGCGCAAGGTTGGGGAGTTCCACAAAGGCGGCGCAGGATCTACCTTGTCGCAGATTTTGCAGGCGGTTGTGCATCCAAAATATTATTTGACACCGAGAGCCTGCTCGGGGATTCTGCATCGTGCTTTAGCTCGTGGCAAGGCTTTGCCGGAAAAATTGCGCCTGGCCTTGGAGCGGCAGGCCAATGCGTAAGCGCAGGATTTTGTACGGAGCATTCAGCCAAGAGCCGCAGCATTGGCTACGAGGAGGAAAAGTCACCGACACTTCGGGCTGGAGTGGTTCTTGCCGCCATAACTACTCAACAGGCACAAGTTTATGAAAACCATAGCATGGATTCCAGATACACGGGGCCGCTGGAGGTTGCCCCAACGGTAGCTAGCACCTATGGCACAGGCGGCAACAATCAGCCACTCGTTACAAAGTTCTGGGATGGCAGTGAGGTAGCAGGAACAATTACCGCCAGCAATGCTGCAGGACAGCAGCGGATGTCGGATAAAGATAATTTCAACGCTGTGGTCAGTACCGTAGATATACGACTGACTTCTGAGGGAACGAAGAACGCTCGCCACAACATTTACGAAACCAACATCTCCCGCTGCATAGATACATCCGGCAATACTCCGGATGCCAATCAGGGTGGCCTGGCTATCGTTCAGCAGGATGAAGCCTATGCCATGACCACGGGTTGCTACACGCAGGTGGAAAAAGAAAAAACGCCCACGCTGATGTCCAGGGACTACCAAGACCCAACGGCAGTATGCTGCGGGATTGGCAGGGATGCTTTCAATGCCGGAGCCAATGCCAAATTCGCACCGTCCTTTGATGAGGAACTGCAACCTCCCATGACGGCCAGAGGACCGGGGGCTGTACAGAAAGGTTTCATCGTTCGTAGGCTTACACCTTTGGAATGTTGTCGGCTCCAAGGTTTCCCAGATTGGTGGTGCAGCAATCTGGGTGCGGAAAATCCCACGGAAGATGAGATGGCTTTTTGGCGTGAGGTCTTTGAAACGCATCGGAAAATCATGGGAACCGCCAAAAAAGCAAAGACTGACAACCAAATCCGCAAGTGGCTGGCAAATCCCCATACGGATAGCGCCGAGTACAAGATGTGGGGCAATGGAGTAGCACTTCCCTGTGTCTACTATGTAATGATGGGCATTGCCCACTTCGCTAAGGAAAAATGACCAAACAAAGCATAAATAACTTGCTATTTCCTACGCTTTACGGGAATATGTGACTACCTGGAGAAAAGGAGGTTTTGAAAATGGAAGTAAAGTACAACGTCAGCGGTAACTGCCGCAAAGAAATGGTGAAGGTAGTCAGTGAGGCATTGGAAGGCTGGGAAATCAAGTATCTTGGAGCACCAAGTTTTTCCTACCAGGTAGGAGACTTCGAGATAACCAAAGATGGCACCCTGATTTTTGCCGACCGCACGGACAGCAAGATGGTAGAGGATGTTCTTGAAGCCTTGGAACAGGCAGGCTTTCCTTGCGAAGCCCATGAGGATTTGCCGGAGGAAAAGCAATCGATTGAGGAGCAGGAGCCTGCAGAAGACAACCTTTCCGTTAGCTTGCCGAGGGATTCATTCACGGATGTTACCTTGGAAAATCTTGACCACCTGCTGGAGAGCAAGGGCAATCTTATCAAGAAGGCATTTGGCATCGAAGAAGCGACTTACACACTCACGGAAAGCGACATTACGTTTACTTGGCTGAAGGGAGAAGTAACGCCGGAGAAGGCAAAGGCAACGCAGAACTTCATCAGCAAGCTCTGCGAGATGGCAAAAACGCAGAAACGGGTGACCGCCAAGGCTAAAGCGGTGGACAACGAGAAATACGCCTTCCGCTGTTTCCTCCTGCGCCTTGGGCTGATTGGAGCCGAGTACAAGGAAACGCGGAAAATCCTCATGGCGAACCTTTCCGGCAACGCCAGCTTCAAGTCCGGCAAAAAGAAGGAGGTTGCTGAGCATGAACAGGAGTAACAACATGGGATTTCCAAGCAGAGAGGAGGTGGAGCGGCTGCGCTCCATCTACCCTCTGGGGCGTATTGTGATGCTGGTGGAAATGCACGATGAACCGCAGGCACCGCCGGAAGGAACCGTTGGGGAGATAAGAGGGGTGGATGATGCAGGCTCGATTTTAGTCCGCTGGGACAACGGCTCCAGTCTAAGCCTTATTCCCAACGTGGACCGCTTCTATATTCTCAAGCACAGACCAGAGCAGGAATGAACCTTTCATAAACGCTGTGTATACACACTTATTAGCTGGATAATCTCTCTCACTAGAGTGATATATACAGTAAGGAAAAACAAGACAGAAAGGGGATTTCAAAATGAATGCGAATACCGCCAAGCAGATTGAGAACATGAAGAAACAGACCATTGGGGTGGAGGTTGAGATGTACAGCATCAGCCGCCAAAAGGCATCCAAGGTTGCCGCCGACTACTTCGGCACCGGACGCTACGAGTACACGGCAGACCGCAACGGTTACTACACTTGGAGCGCATGGGACGGACAGGGCAGAGAATGGAATTTCCAAAGGGATGTCAGCATCGATGCAGAATCCGGCAACGAACAGACCGAATTGGTAACGCCCATCCTGCACTACGAAGACATTGCCACCTTGCAGGAACTTCTTCGCAACCTTCGCCACGCCGGAGCCAAAAGCAATCCCCGCCACATGTGCGGAGTACACATTCACATCGGCAAAGCCGACCATACGGCACAAACCTTGCGGAATCTCGCCAACATCATGGCAAGCCACGAAAGCCTGCTGATTGCCGCCATGAGGCTTGACCAAAACCGTCTCGGACGCTATTGCCGGACGGTCAGCCGGAACTTCCTCGATCGGCTCAACAAGAAAAAGCCACAGGCCATGCAGGCCTTAGCAGACATTTGGTACGAAGGAAAGGGCGCAAGCTACGGCAGACATCAGCACTACAACGAAAGCCGGTATCATTGCCTAAACCTTCACGCCACATTCACCAAGGGAACCATTGAGTTTCGGCTTTTCCAATTTGCCAACCCCACGGCAGATAAAAAGGGAGGCATTCACGCAGGCGAACTCAAAAGCTACATTCAGCTTTGCCTAGCCCTTTCCGAAATGGCAAAGGAGGTAAAGACAGCAAGCCCCAAAGAACCACAGCGGGAGAACCCAAAATTTGCGATGCGGACTTGGCTGATGCGCCTTGGATTCATTGGGGAGGAATTTGCAACCGCGAGGGAAATCCTCACAAGGAACCTTGAAGGCGACGCCGCCTTCCGCTTTGGCAGAAACAGCCATTAAGCAATAACCCCAAAAACACCCGCCGCAAGGCGGGCTTGTGGTGGTAGAAGCAAATGGATGTTTCTTCGAAAGCAGAAAGGACGGCTGAGAACATGAAAACGAAAATTTACATTGCCTACGGAAGCAACATGGATTTAGCCCAGATGAAGTTCCGCTGCCCCACGGCTAAACTACTGGGGACTGGAATGCTGGAGGGCTGGAGGCTTATGTTCAAGGGGAGCAAGACTGGGGCTTACGCCACCATCGAGAAGGAAAAGGGGCAGAAGGTGCCCGTGCTCCTGTGGAGAATCACCGAGGAGGACGAGGCCAGCCTCGACCACTACGAGGGCTTTCCCACCTTCTACTACAAGCGGGTCATCCAAGCCGTGAAAACGGACGAGCACGGCATCCGCTGCGGGCTGACCCGCGGGATGGCCTACATCATGCACGAAGACCGCAAGCTGGGGATTCCCTCCTGCCATTACTTCGAAACGCTGTACAAAGCCTATCTGAAGTTCGGCTTTGACGAGGACATTCTTGGCGATGCCTACGAATACAGCTGGCCTGCGGACTGAAAAGTATACACAAAAGTTATCCGAAAATCGCTTGATATAAACCTCGTTTAGAGCGAACATACACATACCGAAAGGGAACAACCAGACAAGCGAAGGAGGATGCAACCATGTGAAGCAAAGGCGAAATTGAGATTGAAGGCACCAAGGTTCAGTATTGGGTAAAGCACTACGAGGAAGGTTCAGAATTCGGAATTGACGGCGGCAGAATTTCCAAGCTGGAATGCCGGGCGAACGGCAAAACAATCCTTCACTACGAACGGGGATGGGACATGGAACCGGATACGGAACTTGGCTACCAAGCCTACGCAATTCTGATGGAAAAGTTCAACTGAGATTGGCAACAGCCGGGGACAGCCCTTCGGGGCTGTTTCTCGTTGAAGTATACACAGAAATTATCCGAAAATCGCTTGCTATAAATCGCATTAAGAGCGAATATACACATACCGAAAAAGAACAACCTAGACAAGCAAAGGAGAAAACCGAAATGAAGACGATTTACAAACTCGAGGGAAAGAAAATTAGCAAGAAGGCCCTGATTGAGAAGATGGGAGCTGAGCGGGTCAAGAGGATGACCGAGGAAGCATGGGAAACCACCATGGAAGACCCTTACATTAGCAACGACTTCATGACGGGGAACGGGATGCTGAACATTTCCTTCGAAGGATAAAGAAGGGGGGAGCCGAAAGGCTCCTTTTTCTGTGGGAGGTGATTGATTGCGAAAACTTACCGGCTACAAGCCGACTGACTTTATGGACAAGGATTCCCATTACGACAAAGGGGCTGCGGACTTTGCCGTGGCCTTCATTGAAAGTCTGTGTCACACCAAGGGCACCTGGGCGGGTAAACCCTTTGAGCTGATTGACTGGCAGGAACGAATCATTCGGGACCTGTTCGGCATCCTCAAGAAAAACGGCTATCGCCAGTTCAACACCGCCTACGTGGAGATTCCGAAGAAGCAGGGCAAGAGCGAACTGGCGGCGGCTGTGGCTCTCCTGCTCTGTTGTGGCGATGGGGAGGAACGGGCAGAAGTTTATGGTTGTGCGGCTGATCGCCAACAGGCGGGCATCGTTTTCGATGTGGCTGCTGACATGGTACGGATGTGCCCAGCACTTAACAAGCGGGTGAAAATCCTTGCATCGCAAAAGCGGATGGTCTTTCAGCCCACCAACAGCTTTTACCAAGTGCTGTCGGCAGAGGCCTACTCCAAGCATGGATTCAACATTCATGGTGTGGTATTTGATGAACTGCATACCCAACCAAACAGAAAATTGTTTGATGTCATGACCAAAGGCTCAGGCGATGCCCGTATGCAACCGCTGTATTTCTTGATTACCACGGCAGGAACGGATACGCAGTCCATCTGCTATGAAACGCATCAGAAGGCATTGGATATTCTTGAAGGTCGCAAAATTGACCATACATTCTACCCGGTTATCTACGGAGCTAAGGAAGATGAAGATTGGACAAGTCCAGAGGTCTGGAAGAAAGCCAATCCCTCACTGGGCATTACTGTTGGCATAGACAAGGTTCAGGCCGCCTGCGATTCAGCCAAGCAGAATCCGGGGGAGGAGAATTCCTTCCGGCAGTTGCGACTGAATCAGTGGGTGAAACAGTCCATCCGCTGGATGCCGATGCATAAGTGGGATGCCTGTGCCTTTCCGGTTTCGGAAGATGAATTGGAAGGACGTGTCTGCTACGGTGGGCTTGACCTTTCCAGCACCACGGACATCTCGGCTTTTGTGCTGGTGTTCCCGCCATTGGATGAGAGCGATAAATATGCGGTGCTACCGTACTTTTGGATTCCAGAGGATAATGTGGATTTGCGCGTGCGCCGTGACCATGTACCCTATGATGTTTGGCAACGGCAGAGCAAGCTGGAAACTACGGAAGGCAATGTGGTACATTACGGATTCATCGAGAAATTCATCGAGCGGCTGGGGGAGAAGTTCAACATCCGAGAGATTGCCTTCGACCGCTGGGGAGCGGTGCAGATGGTGCAGAACCTCGAAGGCATGGGCTTCACCGTTGTTCCCTTCGGTCAAGGTTTCGCCAGCATGAGTCCTCCCACCAAGGAATTGATGAAGCTGGTCTTGGAGCAGAAAATCGCCCACGGCGGGCATCCCGTTCTGCGGTGGAATATGGACAACATCTTCATCCGCACCGACCCTGCCGGAAACATCAAGGCTGACAAGGCAAAAAGCACGGAGAAGATTGATGGAGCGATTGCCCTCATCATGGCTCTTGACCGTGCGATTCGTTGCGGGAATGTGAATGGGGAAAGCGTGTATGAGAGCCGTGGTCTGTGGGTGTTTTGAGGAGCTTATACTAATCTTCGATTAGTAGTGGACACTGATTACATCAACAACATCATTTATACTCAAGGAGTATCTGACTTCAAGGTTGCGTAATATATTGTCATTTTGTCATTGAAGATTAGCATTATACATTCCCTATGCATTCTGAACTACGTCGAATATTTACTAATTTCTTCTATGTGAACATTTTGCGATATCATTTTTGCGAAATAATAATATAGCTATGTTATGATTATCTGCTATGACATCCTCAATTAGAGTACAATGTTTTTGTTTATGCACCCTTTTTTTCTGTAAATCAAAATCTGCTATACCACCGCATATAAAATCAGCAACTCTAACAAATTCGTCGTAAAAGATTTTTTCTTCGATATTTGCTGGTATGCATTCTTTTATATGGAAATATTTATCTTCCGGCAGGTGGTTATAACACATGCAATGTGAAATAATTTCATACATAACCTCATAAATAGAGTTATAACAACTAGTCATTTTGTCTCTGTCAGACAACCATGAAAAAATTTCAACACTCTCTATTTCTCGAATTATTAAATACCTTATGTATGATGCAAGAAATGTCGTGATGATAGTTCTTGACAACAGTTTATAGTTAAAACTTTTAGCGCACATATCATTCTTGAGTTTCTTTAATCTCTCCTCAAGTTCGTTATAATGCTCTATCATATGCGGCGTATTAACTTTCCACTTATTATTTATCATGTCAAGAACATCATCAATTAATTGATTTAAGGTATTGTGATCCTTCCATTTATTGATAAAGCTGTTTTTTTCTATCAAGAAATTAAAACTAAAAAAATATCCTTCATGTGAAAAAGAACAAAATTCATTAGAAATGCTACGACAATTTTTTAAATCTGTTTTTTGTAAAGAATCAATCAACGTAGACCACTGTGGAAAATCTAAAATATATGGATATATAACGAAAGTAATAACATCATTCGGCTTGCCTTTATCATCAATACAGTAATCGCTAGACATAAACCATTTTGTTACATCGTGAAACCTATTTGTAAAAATCCTAAAGTCATTGATAGTTGATCTGTTGACCGTATTTTCAAGAACTTGAAACACTCGTTCCATATTTCCTTTACCTCCCTTAAATTTTGAAAAACAATATGACTAGGAGCGTGATACCCATGAACTTTTTCACAAAAATTTTCCGCTCACGGGACAAGCCCACCAACCGCTACCACTTCAGCGACTGGCCGTTCGTTTTCGGAAAATCTGCCGCCGGAGCAAAGGTCAACGAGTTCACAGCCATGCAGACCACAGCGGTTTACGCCTGCGTCCGCATCTTGGCGGAGTCCATCGCAGGATTGCCGCTTCATGTCTATGAATATCGAGGGAACGGGAAAGAGCGTGTGCCTAGGCATCCGCTCTATTTTCTTCTCCACGATTCCCCAAATCCCGAAATGACATCTTTTATATTTCGAGAGACGGCGATGATTCACCTTCTTTTGTGGGGAAATTCTTTTTCCCAGATAATCCGGGATGGCATGAGGCGTGTGGTGGGGCTGTATCCGCTCCTTCCCAACCGCATGAGCGTTGACCGGGACGAGCATGGGGAACTGGTCTATACATACACGCCAATGTCGGACAGCAATCCCAATCTCAAGAGTGGACAATCCATCAAGCTGCGCAGGGAGGATGTCCTGCACATTCCGGGACTTGGCTTTGACGGCTTGGTGGGCTACTCGCCCATAGCGATGGCGCGGAACGCCGTGGGCATGACCTTGGCTTGCGAGGAATACGGCTCTTCCTTCTTCGCCAACGGCGCACGTCCCGGCGGTGTCCTGAAACATCCCGGAGTTCTCAAAGACCCTTCCAAGCTACGGGAAAGCTGGCAAGCCGTCTACGGCGGCACAGCCAACACGGGCAAGGTCGTGGTCTTGGAGGAAGGGGTGGACTACCAGCAAATATCAATCCCGCCGGAAGAGGCGCAGTTCCTTGAAACGAGGAAGTTCCAGATTGATGAGATTGCGCGGCTTTACCGTGTGCCGCCACATATGATTGGTGACCTTGAAAAAAGTTCCTTCAATAACATTGAGCAGCAGTCATTGGAGTTCGTAAAATACACGCTGAATCCGTGGGTGGTGCGCTGGGAACAGTCTTTGCAGAAAGCCCTGCTGAATACTGCCGAACAAAAGAGGTACTTCATAAAATTCAACGTGGATGGTCTGCTCCGTGGTGACTATCAGAGCCGCATGGCTGGCTATGCCGTAGGTCGGCAGAATGGCTGGCTTTCTGCTAATGATATCCGTGAGATGGAAAATATGAACCCCATACCCGAGGAGGACGGAGGTAATCTCTACTTGATTAACGGCAACCTTTGTAAATTGAAGGATGCCGGGATTTTCAGTAAACAGACTGGAGGTAAAAATGAAAAAGCGTAAATTTTGGAACTGGGTGCGCGACGCCGATACAGGCGAGCGCACCCTTGTGCTTAATGGACAAATTGCCGAGGATTCATGGTTTGGGGATGAAATCACACCGACAATCTTCCGTGACGAACTGATGAAGGGCGAAGGAAACATCACGGTTTGGCTTAACTCCCCTGGCGGCGATGTGTTTGCGGCAGCGCAAATCTATAACATGCTCATGGATTACAAGGGAAATGTCACTGTTCGCATAGACGGTCTGGCGGTTTCAGCAGCATCCATGATTGCCATGGCAGGAACTACTGTGGAGATGTCTCCTGTGGGCATGCTGATGATTCACAATCCCAGTACGGCAGTCATCGGCAACACCAAGGAAATGCAGGCGGCAATCCAGATGCTGGACGAGGTGAAGGAATCCATCCTCAATGCCTATGAACTGAAAACTGGTCAGCCCCGTCAACAGTTGTCCGACCTTATGGATGCGGAAAGTTGGATGAACGCCAAGAAAGCTGTGGAGATGGGCTTTGCCGACAAGATTCTGTTCGCAAATGAGAATGAGGAAAAGCAATCCGAGGGTGTTGAAGCAATGCTATTTTCCCAGCGGGCAGTTACCAATTCCCTTATTGACAAGATAAAGGTGCAGTCGCTGAAATTCGTCAAGGCAGCTGTGCCGGACAACCGTGTATCCGCAGACGCTCTCAGGAGCCGTCTTAACTTACTTATTCACTGATTGGAGGAATTATTTATGGCAAATGTTATGGAACTTCGCAAGAAACGGGCACAGCTGTGGGAAGGTGCCAAGGCTTTTCTGGACAGTCACACGGATAAGGACGGCAAGCTTTCTGCCGAAGATGCTGCCGCCTATGACAAGATGGAGGCAGATGTGGTGGCTCTCGGTAAGGATATCGAGCGCATGGAACGTCAGATGGCGATTGATGCAGAACTTGCCAAGCCCACATCTGAGCCGATTGTCAACAAGCCTGCCGCTAAGGTGCCGGAGAAAACGGGCAGGGCAACTGATGAATACCGCAAGGCTATGATTGCCGCCATTCGCAGCAACTTCCGCAATGTATCCAACGTCCTACAGGAAGGTGTTGATACCGATGGCGGTTATTTAGTGCCAGAGGAATACGACAGCCGCCTGATTGATGTGCTGAACGAGGAATGCATTATGCGTAACCTCGGTACGAAAATCACCATCAGCGGTGAGCGCAAAATCAACATCGCCGCCACAAAACCTGCCGCATCGTGGATTGAGGAAGGCGGTGCTCTCAGCTTTGGAGATGCCACCTTCGACCAGATTATCATGGATGCCTACAAGCTCCATGTAGCGATCAAGGTTACGGAGGAACTTTTGTACGATAGCGCCTTTAATCTGGAGAGTTACATCATTCAGCAGTTCGGCAAGGCTATCGCCAATGCCGAGGAGGATGCTTTCCTCAATGGTGACGGCAACCATAAGCCCACTGGTCTTTTGACCACGGCGCAGACCGGTGTCACCACCAGCGGTGCATCCATTACAGCAGATGACCTTATCGAGCTGGTCTACAAGCTCAAGCGCCCTTACCGCAAGAGCGCAGCTTTTATTGTCAACGACCAGACGTTGGCGGCAATCCGCAAGCTCAAGGATGCCAACCAAGCGTATATGTGGCAGCCCTCCTATCAAATGGGCGAGCCTGACCGTCTGCTGGGCTATCCGATTCACACTACACCTTTTATGCCTACGGCAGAGGCAGGCAAGACGGCGCTGGTGTTCGGTGATTACAGCTACTACAACATCGGTGACCGTGGCTCTCGTTCCATTCAGGAACTGCGTGAGTTGTTCGCGGGTAATGGCATGATTGCCTTTGTTATGAAGGAGCGTGTAGATGGTAAGCTGGTACTGCCAGAGGCGGTGCAGATGCTGAAAATCAAAGGTACTGCTGGCAAGGGCTGATATGGATTGTTTTAGGGAGATGCCTTGATGGTGTCTCCCTGTTTTTATGGGAGTGATGGCTTATGATTGTTTCCCTGCCCAAGGCAAAAGAATATCTCCGTATCGACACGGATGCCGAGGATGATATCGTTCGCAAGCTGCTGCGGTCGGCAGAACAGCTGTGTATGGATGTGGCACGGCTCAATGCAGATGAGTTCAAAGCCTGCGGTGCCATTGCCAAAACGGCTGTGTTATACACAGTGGGCTATTTATACGAGCACCGTGACGATGCTAACCACAAGGCACTTACCATGACGCTCCGTTCCCTGCTGATGGGCATTCGCCGGGAGGGATTCTGATGTATGTATCTTTGAGTGAGTTGCGCCAAAGGGTGAAAATCCTGCGTCCAACAGTTGAAGAGGACAGTGTTGGAAATCTCATTGAGCAGGGCAGGACGGAGGTAGCAACGGTTTGGGCAAAGGTTCTGCCCTATGCCGCCAAGATTTCAGATGTTTATGCCGAGAAGGTGGATGAGGTAAATTACCGTGTGGTTATCCGTTACCGAGAGGATATAGAAACCACCGACCTCCTGCAATGGCGCGGTAAGACGCTGATTATATCAGCCCCACCGTATCCTCTGGACGGTGGTCGCAAATACCTTGTTATGGAGGCAAAGGAGCTGGTGGAAGATGGCTAAAGGTTACCAGTCTGCCGAGGCGATTCTTAGGGAACTGGGGGAGAATGCCACCAAGGCCGCCAAGGATGCCTTGGCAGATGGAGCGGAAATTGTCATGCAGGAGGCAAGGAACCGCTGCCCTGTCTATAAGGGCAACGACCACCGTGTGGTCAAAGGTGCTTTGCGCGATTCTATCCATACCGTCAAACAAAAAGGCGGTGCCAAGTACAAAATCATTACTGACGCTACATCCCACGATGGCATTTTTTACGGCAAGCTGGTGGAATTCAGCCCAGCAATCAACAAGCCCTTTATGTATCCTGCCATGGATGCCAGGCGAGACGAGGTCAGGAATAAGATAATTGATGCGGTAAGGGAGGCACTTCGCAGAAAATGAATATCAAGGAAAAAGTGTATAAGGCTCTGAGTACGTCAAGGGAACTGACATCATTGCTGGCAAGAGACAGGCGGTGCCGGTGCGTTTATCCCGGCATCAGCCCCAATGCTGGCAGCTACCCAATCATTGTCTATAATGTCATATCGGATGTGCCAGCCCTTACGGCAGATGGTATCGAGATGGAACGGCGCATCACCATGCGGCTACAGATTCTCACTAAGGACGGACATTATGAGCATATCTATGATGCGATGAATAAAATCATGAAAGGGCTGGGCTTTATGCGCCGTCAGTCTTTGGAGATGGCGGAGCGCGATGTATTTGTGTTTTGCGTGGATTACGTAATTGGAATAGGAGTGGATGAATAATGGCAGAAATGAAACCGGCTAGCAGAATGGTCAGCGGACAGTTTATCAATATACAGCGGCTGCATGTGGCAAAATTGCTGACGGATGAAGCCGGGGAAACAGCAACGTACGATACCCCCGTTGACTTGGGCAAGGTACTGCGAAGCATTGACATCAAACCGTCAAATTCGAGTGCCGACCTCTATGCAGACGGTCAGTCCATAGACACAGCCACAAACACGGCATCCTATGAACTGACCTTCGATACGGCGGCTCTGCCCTTGGAGTATGTGGCTTACCTTTTGGGGCACAAGTGCGAGAACGGCGTGATGGTTGCCAACAAGGATGATGCTGCTCCGTATTTTGCCGTGATGTTCCAAAGCGACAAGCGGAACGGTAGTAAGAGACTGACAAAATTTTTCAAAGTCATGTTCCAGGAACCCTCGGTCAAAGGTTCCACCAAGGAAGAAAACATTTCCTATCAGACACCGACCTTGACCGCCAAGGCTATCTATCGCCTATCGGATGGCAATTCCTACACCTATGCCGATACCGAAAGTGCCGGGCTGGATGCAGAAACTGCAAGCAACTGGTATACCACGGTTTAAGGGAGGGCTGACCTATGGACACACCGCAAATCAAAATCAACGGCAAAATCATCCAGCCAGCCCCACCCAAGATGAAGGTGTGGCGGGAGTTCCTGGCATTTTTCGATAAGGACAAGGGCAAGATGACCGTGGAGGAATTTCTCTCGGCGCATGTTGCCCTTATTGTTTTAGCCTTTAATCAGCCTGGGGTAACGGTGGATTCGGTAGATGAGAATTTGGAAATAGCCGATGTCGTTCCGTTGGCACGGCAGCTTTTCGAGTGGCTGCAGGCTCAGACCTTTGCCAAACTGGTAAATCTCCCAAACGGGGAAACGGAGGCAGGGGAGTGAGCCTGTCTCCGTACCAGAATCTGCTGCTCTACTATGAGCGGCTGCAGCAGTCCTACGGCTGGACAATGCAGGAGGTGGATGAGCATGATATAGATTTTTTGCTTGATCAGCTGACCGTCCTCAGTCTGACGGATGACAGCCGCCATCAAAAATACATTGACGATGTCCTGTAGGAGGTGGGCAGATGGCAAAGCGTGGGCAGAAGATAGATGAACTGTATATCAGCCTTGGCCTGGACATTGCCCGGCTCCAGCTGGACTTTGACACGGCAGGTAAGACGGTATCTCAGGCAGTATCGCGGCTGAATACCAGAACTAACCAAATAAAGCTGAAGATGTACGTTGACCTTGCCAGACTTGAGGGCGTTGGCTCGGAGTTGGACAGGTTGAAGGTTAAACATGAAGCCATCAATCGTCAGTTGGATATACAGCGGCAGAAGGAAGAAATCCTCGCAGCCGTTCTAAAAGATGCCCAAAAGACCAACGGCAATGACAGCGAGGTTGCCCAACGGGCGCAGACAAACCTGCTGAAACAGCAGAAGATTGTGGCTCAGACCGAGGCGGAAGTCCGCAAGTTGAATGCGGAGATGGCAAAACTTGGCGGCACAATCGCTCAGACTTCCGGCAAGGCAGGAACCTTCGGTGCCACTATGGCAGCTGGTATCAGCAAGACAAAAAGCGGTGTGGACAGTCTGGCAGGTGGATTCACCATGCTGTCCGCCAAGGCGGCAGCAGTTATGGCCATCTTCTCCACGGGAGCAGGATTGTTCAATCTGACCAAGGGAGCCATGGAGTCCGGGGAAAATCTGTATCGGCTGACCAAACGCCTCCATACTACGGCGGCAGAGGCGGGTAAGCTGAACCGCACTTTCCAACTGGCAGGCATGGACGTTATGTCCATTGTTCCGCTGATTGCCCGTCTGGATAAGCAGATGGAGACTGCCGGGGAAAATGGCAATGCTACCACTCAGGCTATGGCACGTTTTGGTATAACCCTGTTAGACCAGGCTGGCAACCTTCTGCCGCTCAATGAACAGCTCGACCAATTAGCCAAGGGGTATAAAAACGCCATGGAGGCTGGGCAGGAAGAAGCCTATACCGCAGAAGTCCTTGGTGCCCGTGGTGCGGCACTCATTCCACTTCTTGAGCAGTATGACGAATTGATGGAAGTGGCGGGCAACGTCAAAACCACCGGTCTGCTCAATCCGGAGGAAAGTCATAAAACGTGGCTCCAATGGAAAGCCATGGAGATGGAAGTCGGTCAGCTGAAATCTGCAATAGGGACAGCACTATTACCACTGAGTTCAGATTTGCTACCGGAAGTCACTGAAGGATTTAAGAATCTGGTTGAGGAGATTCAGGCCAACAAAGACACCATCAAGGATGCTATTTCCGGCTGGGGGTCGGCGTTGAAGACTGTGGCAGAAGCCTTGGTATTTGTCGGCGAGCAGTTCAAGAAAGTTTCCGACCATGCCAAGGCCAACAAGTGGCTGATTGAAAATCACACGGCGGCAGCACCTCTTATTGGCATTCCTGTGGTCGGCGGTGCAATCCTCGACAAAATGTATGGGGATGAGTACAAAGCATATCTGGAGGAGCAAAAGGCTCTAAAGGAAAAGGCCGAAGCCGAGAAAAAGGCAGCGGCTGAAGCGGAGAAAAATCGCGAGGCGCAGGAGAAGAATGCAAAGGCCAACCTTTCACGTGCAGCTGCCGAAAAGCAGGCTGCCAAGGCTACGGAAGAAGCCGCAAGGGCCAATGCCCAGCTGACGGATTCCCTATATGAACTTACCCATAACGAACTGGAAAACTCTCTCCATACCATCAACAAAGAGATGGAACAACTTCAGGCAAAAGGCGCAGATACCAAGTTGCTGGACGAGTACAAGCTGGCAAAGCAGGCCAAGGTTTACGAAGATTTTCAGTGGAACGTGGTAGATAGCACTCAGGCCGTTTACCGTACGGATTTACAGAATCAGCTGGCTAATATTGACAGAGAGGCGCAGGCCTATCGGCAAAAAGGCTTGGATGAGGTCAGTACTGCAAACTGGGCAGAGGCCAGCAAAGCTAAAATTAGGGAGCAGTGGGAAAATGAAATTGCATCAAAAATTGACTCTGTCTGGAAGACGGAGCTACAAAACCGCCTTGATGATATCGAACGTGAGAAACAGGCTTGGATTCAAAAAGGGCTGGATGAAGTCAAGGCGACGCAATGGACTGAAAAAGAAAAATTTGACGCCAAAAGGAATGCGGCACTACAGGTACTGCAGGCGCAGAAAGAGGAATTTAAGACGTATCTGGAAGGCGGTCAGCGCGGTCTAGCCGAGTACTACAAACAGGCGCATGGTTTTACAATGGAAGATTTGCAGATGACACCAGAGCAACTGGCAGGTTTTCAACAGGCTAGAAAATCCATGTTGGAAAATCTCCTGCCCAATTTTCGTGACCCGTCTGTCATTGCCACCGAGCAGGAGCAGATGCGCCAAAGTTTCAAGATGACCATGGGAGGTAAGGATTATTCATACGATGAGGTTATGGGCAATATGCAGACGGAAATGCACGGCATGCGGGAACAGATGAACCGAGCTTGTCCTTCAGAATGAGACTGGGCAGGCTCCCCAGCAAGCTGTCACGGCTGCGCCGCATTTGGAGGTCAATGTGAATATCGAAAACGCCGTCACCCAAGATAATGACGGCATAAGATATCTTGCGGACAGCGTGGCCGACCGCATAAGACCTGCTGTAGAAAATGCCTTGGGAGGTGGAGACAATACATATTCAAATTGGTGAGGTCAGGACACTGGATGTAGACACCTGGCAGATAATCCCGGATGACCGTCAGCAGCAAGTGGAAATCATCGGTGGTGTGGCCGTGCAGGATTTCGGTCATATTGAAGCCGGGGATAAGGTTTCCTGCAATGTCACCATGACGATTGTGAACTGGGAGGTTGTTTGCGGTTACTGGAACAGCCGGCAATTGGTGCAGATTACAGATGAAGGCGGCAACGTCTGGCCGTCTATGCGAGTAGTGGTGAAGTCCTATCAGTATGTATCCCGCTTTCCCAAGGCAGTAAAAGCGACATTAGAATTTTGGAGGTTATGACTATGGCAAATCAGCTTCACATCTATTATGGCAATCCCACGGCAGGCTCCACGGATGGCACAGAAGTCAGTTCCGGCACGGAGCTTTCCCCTATCTCCGTCACGCTGGATGCCAGCAAGGAGGAGCAGAAAGCCGTGAAATGCGCTGTCCGCTGTGACAGTGGTTATTACATTGAGGGGAGCACCGCCATCAAGTTTGTTGGTGACGGCTCTGCAAAATGGCGGGCAGCTGCCGACAACAATTATGCTGACGAGGATGCGGCCTTGAAGAAAGCCAGCTGGCAGGAAACGCTCGCTTTGGATGGTGTAACGGACAAAAATACCATCTTCTGGGTCAAGGCAACCAGCAGTAAGGAAGAAAAGCCCCAGAACGACACGTCCGTAGACATACAGGCAGAAGGACTGGTGGTGGCGGTATGAGTTTCAAATACATCAATCCGGGCTATGCAGAGTTTCTCGATGTGGCAGGTGG